GGCTGGCCCTATAACACAGTCTGCTACTGTGACTGTTAACGGGTATTGGAGCATCGTATGACCAGTGTACTGAATGTAGATACTATTGCTGATAAGGCTGGTACTGGCCCTGTTGGGTTAACTAAGCAGAGTGCGGCAAAGGCTTGGGTGAACTTTGACCAAAGTGACAATGGCATTGATGGGTCGTTAAATATTGCATCTGTTACAGATAACGCAGTGGGAGATATAACTCTAAATTTTACAAACGCATTCAGCGGGGACACTTTTGCACCTTCTGGTTTTGCGGGTTTTGCATCAAGTTATGGGCAAACTGTGTGGGTCAGTGGTCCTGCTAATGTTGCCATTGGAAGTTGGAAAACTTCTAGTCTTTTGAGGGCGCAAGCAAGTTATGCTAACGCTACAAAAAACTCGGATGTTGAAGACTTCAATTTGATTTGTAATGGAGACCTCGCATAATGGCTAGTATTCTAAAAGTAGATGACCTAAGAGGTAACACAGCGGCTGGCAACATTACGATTACCAGCGAGGGTGGCTCTGCGACTATGCAGTTACAGCAGGGGGTGGCAAAGGTTTGGGTTTTTAGCACAGATAATGTCATCACAGATAGTCTAAACACGAGTTCATCAACGGATGTAGGCACAGGTGAATACACCTTCACCCTTACCTCTGCTACGGCAACAACAAATGTAGCAATGACTGGTTCTGTAAATGAAAACGACAATTTAATTGTTGGCAGAAAGTCCAACACAACAAGTAGTTATAATATAAGAATTAAAAACACCAGCAACAGCGGAACAGATGCAAACACTGGAAGTTCAGTTCATGGAGACCTCGCATAATGGCAAGCGAACTTAGAGTAAACACCCTGAAGGATGCCAGCGGTAATAACTCTGTTGGCATGAGTACAGTTGCAAGTGGAAGTGCAAAAGTATGGGGTCTCTTCAATGGTACAGGCACAATAGCAATAAGAGATTCATTTAATGTGAGCGGGATTACAGACTTAGCGGTTGGAAAAATGACTGTATCAGAAACAAACGCTATGAGTTCTGTAAATTACACAACAGCTTTGCGTTCTGATTTAGATGATGCGGCAGGCGCTTCTCGTACTTACAATCCAGAAGTTTATGCAAGAGCTGCTGGCTCATTTAATTTTGTTACTTATTCTAACAGTGCAGAGGAAGACCACGCGTATGATGAAGTAGCAGTGCATGGAGACTTAGCATGAGTAACGCAGCAGATTTAGCAAAGTTTGCAAACGATGGTCTCAGTGGGGCTGTGTTGCAGGTGGTTCAAGGCACTACCTCAACTGCCGTTTCAAATGCTACAGGTTCTTATGTGGATACAGGTTTAACGGCTACTATAACTCCATCTTCCACATCTTCTAAAATAATGGTACTTGTTCAACAACAGGGATGTGCCGCAACTCTTATTAGCACTGGAAGTCTAAATGTAAAGTTACAAAGAAATTCTAGTGACGTTCACAATTTTGCTCTTGCTTATTTTTATGGATATGTAACCACATCTTTTCGAGCAGGCATTTCTAGTTGCTTTTTAGACAGCCCCTCAACCACTTCTGCAACAACATACAAAACTGTTTTTAAAGCAAACGATGGTGGCACATCTACGGTGCAAAACGATAGCGCAAACTCTGTTTCTACAATTACACTCATGGAGATTGCTGGATGAAACATGCGGCTATATTTTCTCTTCATTCTTCTGTTGTTACCATAAAGGGTGACATTGCTTATGATGCAAACAACAATGTAGTTAAATATGATGAAGATGCTGTTGCAGCAGAAGCAAACATGATGGCGTTGCGTCAAGAACGCACTCGTTTACTTGCTGAAACAGATTGGTGGGCTAGTTCAGACTTAACCATGACTCAAGCCCAAACAAATTATCGCCAAGCATTGCGAGATATTACAGACAATGCTACATCTCTTGATGACGTAACATGGCCCGTAAAACCATGAAGATTGTTCAGGGTGCTAACTAATGTTTGGTTCTTACGCGATAGCTGAAAACAGTATCGCTACCGAAGGCATTTTGCTGTTTGGGACTGAGACCGTTGATGCAAACTTTACGCAAACAACTGCCGCCAGCGCTACTTTTTCAGGAGTGTTAGAGTTAGAAGCGTTGTTTGTAAAAATAGCTGCCGCCGCTGGAACTCTTGTAGCTGAAGTAGATTTATCAAGTAACTTTACGCAAACCACAACGCAACAACTTATAGCTGTAGGCGTTGCGGAAGTAGATGCAAACTTTACGCAGACTACCGCGTCAAACTTTACAGCTTCTGGTGTTGCAAGTGTTGACGCTAATTTTACTCAAACTACCACTCAACAACTCATAGCCGTGGGCACCGCTAGTGTTGACGCAAACTTTACTCAAACCACCGCGCAACAATTAATTGCGTCAGGGGTTGCAGAACTAGATGCAAACTTTACTCAAACTGTGTTTGGAGGCTTATTGCTTGACGGAGCAGTGGCATTAGATTCTCAGTTTGACTTGTCTGCTTTGGGAGGGTTTTTATTGACTGGTTCACAAACAATGGACAGTCTATTTATTATAACAGCAAACGGTGATATACTTTGGGTACAGGTAGATGCAGGCGCAACAACTGAAAATTGGACACCCATAACACACACAGGCGATAGCTGGGTTCAAATTAACGCAGGCACATCGCCTGAAACATGGACAAATAAGGTGGCATAAATGGCAAGTACGTTTACAACAAACTCAGGCATTGAAAAGCCAGGTTCTGGTGAACAGGCTGGAGCTTGGGGCACAACAGTCAATACAAACTTTGACATTATTGACCGCGTGTTAAATGGCGTTGTCACGCTTAGTCTAACAGGCACAACTACAACACTAACCACCACTGATGGTGCTTTGTCAGACGGTCATTATAAAGTATTGGTGTTGTCTGGTTCACCGTCAGGCACAAATACGATTACCGTTACCCCTAACGACCAGTCAAAGTTGTATCTTGTAAACAATACTACATCACAGTCAGTTGTGTTTACTCAAGGCTCTGGCGGCAACGTGACTATTCTAGCAGGAGCCTCTGCTTGGATTTATGGTGATGGTGCTGGCTCTGGCGCACAGGTTCGTGCGCTGCCTTCTGATGTTGTGGGAGACACAACTCCGCAGCTTGGAGGCGATTTAGATGTAAACGGCAATTCAATTGTGTCCGTGAGTAACGGCAACATCGCCATCACGCCAAACGGGAGCGGAAAAGTTGTGTTGGACGGCCTAAGTTATCCGACCGCCGATGGCACAAATGGTCAATACCTTCAAACAGACGGCTCTGGTAGTTTAAGTTTTTCCACAGTTCCTATTAGCGGCAGTACATTTACACTAGGTGATTGGACATTAAGTGTTGTTAGTAACGAACTGGTCTTTAGCTACACGAGCGGTGGAACAACAACCAAGGTAGCTAAAATAGGAACGAACGGCGCAATTACCTCTGCAAACGATGTATCAGCATTTGGGACTGTGTAGTTATGACTCTGCCAGCGTCAGGAACCATATCTTTAGGAGATATCGCGGGTGAATTTGGCGGTACTGCACCACACTCTGTGTCTGAATATTATAGGGGCGGATCTTTAGTAGAAAGCACTTACAAAAACATTACTTACACACAATTGTATGGATATAACGGAAGCCCAAGCTTGGGAACCAAATACCCAAACTCAACATCTTTTAGCTATCCTTGGCACAACAGAACATTTTCAGGGGACCAAAGTAGCTGGCAAACATCAATGGTTCGAGAAACCGATGAAGTTGTTGCTTATTGTCTTATGAATAATGTGTATGTTACTCAAATGGGCTGGAGATGGACTGCTGGAACTAGTGGATATACTCAAAATCCTTATTATTTTAAAATGCAAGTTGTTGGTAGTCATGCAACTTCGTCTGGGGGGACAACTCTTACAGGAACAACATATTATACGGGAACTATAACAAGAAGCGACCAGTCTCAAGGAGACGCATCTTTTTCTAGACGTTCTGGAGACCCCGGAAACCCCAACTCTACAAGTGTAAACAATGGCTCAACTAGCGAAGTTGAAAGCGGTGTAAACTATTTATACGACATGTCTAACTGTACAGTTGAGATTTACTTTAATTCATTCCAACCAGGGACTTCTTCGGCATCTTTTTCCTTTAATTGGGGCAGTGGTCTATCTGTTAACGCAGGTGTTCCAGCGTCAGGTACTTCAGCTTTATCTGATTTTTATAGCGCGGAGAACTATTAATCATGCCATTAACTAAGCTACAATTTAAGCCAGGTATAAACAGAGAAGTCACTTCGTATTCTAACGAAGGTGGTTGGCGTGATTGTGACAAGATACGGTTTCGCTTTGGGTTTCCTGAAAAGATGGGCGGCTGGGAGAAGTACACCACTAGCACTTATTTAGGCACAGCCCGTGCACTGCATAACTGGATAGCATTAGATGGTTCCAACTACTTGGGCATAGGCTCTCACCTAAAATACTATATTGAAGAGGGTGGCACTCTAAATGACATTACCCCCGTCCGCGCTACCACTTCCGCAGGTGATGTAACCTTTGCTGCAACAGATGGTTCTACAACTATCACAGTGACAGATGCTAGTCACGGTGCAAACCAATTTGACTTTGTGACTTTCTCAGGTGCAGTAAGTCTTGGCGGCGTAATTACTGCGGCGGTGCTTAACATTGAGTATCAGATTGCTCGTATTGTTGATTCAAATACTTATGAAATCACCAGCGCGGTAGCCGCAAACTCTTCAGATACGGGCAATGGTGGCTCAAGTGTCGTTGGCGAATATCAAATAAATGTAGGATTGAACACCACTGTTGGTGGTACAGGTTGGGGTGCAGGTCTTTACTATGGTGTGACCAACGGTGCTTTACAGACAACTGTAAACGAGGGCGGTACGCTGACCGCTGGGGACACAACAATTACCGTAACAAGCACCACGGGTATTGTAGCCAGTGACGTTGTGTTAATTGGTAACGAGCTTATTCTAGTTGGTGGTATATCAAGCAATGACTTAACAAGTTGCACACGCGGACACTCTGGTACTACGGCTACAACACATGCTGATGGTTCTGTTGTAAGACTAGCACTAGGCAACGCCGACCCTGCAAATGACTTTTCAGGTTGGGGGCAGGCGGCATCAGGTGGTTTGACAACCACGACACAGATACGTTTGTGGTCTCACGATAACTTTGGCGAAGACCTTCTTATTAACCCACGCGATGATGAAATTTATTATTGGGATAGAACAAACACTTTGTCCGCTCGCGCTGTAAAGTTGAACACAATAACAGGTACAAAGCGAAGTATTCCTACATTATGTAAGCAAATTCTTGTTTCTGACCGTGACCGCCATGTGATTGCGTTTGGCTCTGACGGTTTAAATAGCAGTTCATCAGCAACGGATGGAGACGGTATTCAAGACCCGTTGTTGATTCGTTTTTCTGATCAAGAAAACCCAACAGAATGGTTTCCAACCACAACAAATACAGCGGGTGATTTGCGCTTGGGTGCAGGCTCTACCTTTGTACAGGCAGTGGAAACAAAGCGTGAGATACTAGTTTGGACGGACACGGCTCTTACATCTATGCGGTTTATTGGCCCACCGTTTACCTTTGGTCTACAGCAACTGTCCAGCAACATCACAATTATGAGTCCGAACTCTGCTGTGTCCACTGAGGACTTTGTGTTCTGGATGGGTATTGATACGTTCTATGTATATGCTGGGCAAACACAGACACTGCCGTGCACGGTAAAGGACAAAGTTTTCCTAGACTTTAACATAAGTGAGAGAGAAAAAGTTGTTGCGGGTGTAAACACAGAGTTTAGCGAAGTAACTTGGTTCTACCCGTCTGCTAATGCAAGTGACAATAACCGCTATGTTACATACAATTACTCTGAAAAAGTGTGGTATTTCGGCACGATTGAAAGAACCGCATGGTTGGATCGCGGTACTCGGACCTTCCCTATAGCAACAGGAGATGGGTTTATTTATAACCATGAACTTGGCTACGATGATGACGGCGTGGCTATGAATTCGTTTATCGAATCTGCCGCTATTGACATCGGAGACGGAGATAGATTCGCATATCTTCGCAAAGTTATTCCTGACTTAACCTTTGACGGGTCCACAAACTTAGCTTCTCCTCAAGCTACCTTTACTGTTAAGGCTCGTAACAATCCCGGTGCAGATTTTGATAACACACAATCTGGAACTACAAGCAGAACACAAACAACTCCCGTTGAAGAGTTTACAGAACAGTTAGATTTAAGAGTTCGTGGACGTTCCTTTGCACTTCGTGTAGAATCAAACGCACTAGGGTCTAAATGGAAATTAGGCAGTCCTCGTGTGGACATCAGGCAGGATGGTAGAAGATAATGTCAAGTAATCAGGTTGCACCACCAAGGCTCCCAGAACCGCAGGCCGAGTACTCGCAGCAGTATATGGCGGATTTGGTTCGTTCGTTACAAACTTTTATTGAACAGGAGCGTAATCCTGGTGAGATGCGGGGAACTAAATTAACGCTGACGGATCTGCCTACTTCAGCGACGGGCCTTGAAACTGGGTCCTTGTATAACGACAGCGGCACGATAAAGGTTGCGTAATGGGTTTATTTAAGTCATTCAAAAAAATGCTTGCTCCTATCGGCGGGGCTGTTGGGTTTGCTATCGGTGGTCCAATGGGCGCGGCCCTCGGTTCTGGGATTGGTTCTCTTGCTGGCGGAGGAGATATTGAAGACGCTTTAATTGCAGGTGCTGTGGGTTTTGCGGGTGGCTCCCTTGCCAAGGGTGCAGGATTTGGCACGGGTACAGGACAAGGTATTGAAAGACTGTTGCCAAGCTACACAAGCAAAGGCGTTACAACAAGTGCTTTAGGATTTGGTCCAACCTCTACCAATGTAGTGCAGAGCCTTGGTGCAGGCATGCCGGAGGGAACTGCTCTTATGCCTGGGGAAAAGAAGGGTATTCTCTCAATGTTTGACGACATGAGCATGGGCACAAAACTTGGATTGGGTGCCGCTGGGCTGGGCCTTCTTGGTGGTCTTGGCGAAGAAGAACAGAGCGTTGGCACGAGAAGACCAGAGGGTCCTCCGGGTAAAGCCTTCGGCGAGGTTGTCGGACGCTCTGGAAAGAGGTATGATGTAAATGACCCTACGGATATGAAACAATATGCAGATGAACTTAGAGAGCTTCAAGATCCAGGGTATGATTACTACACTGACGCTTATCGCCCTGTTGCTCGTAGTTCTGGGTACGCAGAGGGCGGAGAAGTGAAAGACGACGACCTAAAGCCAAATCAGTATAGGCTGAACAACAGCCCCGGTAGTTCAGTTATAACAAGAACACCCCTGCAACAGGAGCGGTATGAGCGTCAGTTTAGAGGGGAAGTAAGTGGGCCGGGGACAGGGACATCTGATTCTGTCCCCGCGAGGCTCTCCGACGGGGAATTTGTTTTAACAGCTAAAGCTGTTAGAGGTGCAGGCGGTGGAGATAGAGATATCGGTGCTGCACGTTTATATGACATGATGTCAGAACTAGAGGCGACTGGATAATGGCAACACAAACAGTAGAACAGGTATCGAGACTAGCTCCCTTTCAGGAACAATTTCTGAAAGACATTTTTGCGCAGGCTACCGCACTTAAAGGAACTCCACAACCCTTTGCCCCACAACAGTTGGCTGGTTTATCTTCTAGTCAGCAGCAGGCAATATCACAAGCACAAGCAGGTATAGGTGGTTATCAGCCGTTCTTGCAGGCGGCGCAACAGTTTGCAGGGCCTGGCGGCGCACAACAGTTTATGAACCCCTTTGAACAGCAAGTTGTTCAGCAGACAATGCAGGACATCGGTCGTGAGGGTGCAAAGGCTCAGGCACAACTAGCAGGTCAGGGCGTTGCCTCTGGCGCGTTTGGTGGTTCTCGCTTTGGTGTAGCACAGGGTGAGCTAGCAGGTAAGACATTAGAACAGCAGACACGAGCCGCTGGTCAGTTAAGACAGCAGGGCTTTCAGCAAGCGCAACAGGCAGCGCAAAGAGCCGCACAGCTACAAGCTGGTTTGGGACAGGCACAGCAACAGTTGGCTGGTCAAGACATCAACCAGCTTCTGGGTATCGGTTCTCTGCAACAGCGTCAGCAACAGGCTGGCTTCGATGTTGCCAGAGCCAACCAGCTTGCACAGCAGGCTCTGCCGTTCCAAGAAGTCGGCTTCTTGTCAGACATCTTCCGTGGTGTACCAGCGTTGCAGTCAACTATTCAAACATCTACAACACCGCCTCCAAGCCTTGGCTCACAGCTTCTCGGACTCGGTATCGCGGGTGTTGGTGCCGCAGGCTCCGCAGGTGGTTTTGGTAATTTGTTTAACATGGGTGTGAGGAGTACCTAATGAACAACGAAGTTCTTCGCCGTAAACTGTTTCGTACTGTATTAGCGGACTCACGTTCTCCAGCCGGGATCCTCGCATCTTCGCCTGAGATGGTAGATACTGTAAGTCGTCGTGCAAACGGCGGACTTGAAGCTCGTAGAAGACTTGCAGGGCAGCAGTTTATGAGACAGTTTGCTGGCATGCCTGAAGGTAGCAGAAAACCCGAATCGTATTTACAGGTCTTAGACCGTATCAAAGGTCTTCCATACAATCAACAGGTGCAAGAGCTTACAAAAGCTGGTTATGGAGCTACAATAGGTCCTGATGTTCCTGCTGCCATAGGTGCTGCTACTGATGAGGTTTCTCGTCGGGCAGGAATTGCTCGTCAGACAATTAGTGACGACCTTAGTGAAGTTCTTGCACCAGGGGCAGATAAGCCTATTATTGACGCAATACAAAGCGGCATTGTTTCTGTTAAAGATGCACTAGGATTAATTGGCCCAGCAGATGCTGGTATGCCTGGAGGTGAGGCTCCTGTTAAAAATAGAACGCCTTTGTCTGCAACTGATTTAGTTGTTCCAACTGATGACGATGAGTTCGGTAACATTGCTCCAGATGGTACAATGCCAACAAACGTATCACCAAACGACGTAGGGTCAGAAACGACGGCAGCGGAAGAGCTTGCTGCTACTCAGTCAACTCAAAGTGAAACTCAAAGTGATGCGGAAAAAGACGCAAACAAAGAGTCTCCACCTAAAAAACCAGGAACTTTTACAACTGTTCTCACCCCTGAACTTATAACAAATCTCACAGAAGGTACGATAAACACAGAAGAGGGGTCAAAGTTAGCGCAAACCACAGGAAATGCTGTGATTGATCAAGCTCTTTCTATTCTTCAAAACACAACAGACGCTAAAACCGAAAGTCAAAAAGCAAAAGGTGTTGACGAAACTATCGGTATTACTGGCAACAGAAAAGAGCGTATTGAAAAGCGTAAAGCTGTTCTTAAAGAATTGCTTGGTGAACGTGCCAAGGATATTCGCACCGATGCAAACTATAATCTTATGATGACAGGTTTAATGATAGCTGCGGGTGAAAGCCCTGACATGATGACGAATATAGCTAAAGGAGTAGCTATGGGTCTGAAGGGTTACGGTGAGGCCGCAGGTGAAGAAGCACAAGCCGTAACTAAAGAAGACCGTGCTTTGACAATGATGGCAGCAGAAGAAGTGGGTGCTGAGATTACAAGTGAAAAGGCAGCAGCTTTGAAGGCCGAGCAGCAAAAAATTACACGTCAACATGAACAACAAATGCAGGACAAAAGACTTGCTACTTCTCTTCTTCAAACTCAGATACAAACTGGTTCACGAGAAGCAATTGCTCTTGCGAATATTGCTTCAAAAGAAAAACTAGCAGGTAATGCCTTTGAGCAAAACGTCGCTTTGTTTGGCTTAAAAGCTGATCAAGAGGAAAAGATTTTTGAAATGAAGGCTGACCTTGAAAGAGAGCTTGCTGAAGTAGACACTGAAACCATGAAACTTATGAAAGTTGTTCAAGCTGACGCTAAAGCAGATGGGGATGAAATGTCTGATCTTGACGCTTTGATTGCAGTCAAACAGGCAGGAGCCACAACAGGAAAAGCAACAGACACCACTAACTCTTACAACAGGTTGGTTGCTGCTGGCATGAAGCCTATGGATGCATGGCTTCTTTCCAACTCTGGTGCTGTGACTGAACTCATTAAAGACATGGGTTCAGACGACTTCCAAAACTTCTTGATGGGTAAATTGGCACAAGGTTCTCAACAACCACAAAACACACAAAACACACAAAACACAGTAACAGGTGCTGAAGCTCAAAAACACATAGATGCTAACGCTGCGGCTTTAGCTTCAGGGCAAACCACTTATGAAGTTGACGGCAAAAAATTTGGTGTAGTGCAAAATTAAATGGCTGAGTTTACTCCAAACCCTATCGCAGAGTTTACTCCAACTCCAATAGACGAAGAGGAGCGGACGTTTGTACCACAGGCGTTTGTACCACAGCCAGTGTCCGAGACCCAAGAGTCAACGACGCAGGAAATTGCTGAAGGTATTGCATCTGGCTTGCTTGCCATTCCACAGGGGATCGCGGAACTCGGTGCTGCTGGCATTGACCTTGCCTTTGACACTAGCTACTCACGGGATGTAACAGAAGCTTTTGATGGCATTCGTGAAGCTGCTGGCATTGACCCAGAAGGTGCCGCAGGCGAGATTGCAGAAGTTGTTTCACAGTTTGTTGTTCCGGGTCTCGGTGCCGCAGGTGTGGTAAGTAAACTTAGTCGCGTAAAAAACCTCCCTAATTTTGCTCGAAAAGCAACGCAGATTGGTGCCGCAGGTGTTACTGACGCTGTTGTTGCTACAGATGGTGTCACTACTATTGGTGATTTTTTTGATGCCGGACCTACACAAACAATCGACACAATTGGGTTAGAAGGCAGGGAACTTGCTGCCGCTCGTATTGCAAACAAATTAAAGTTTGGCATCGAAGCAACTGGTGCCGCCGCCGCTGTTGAACCAGCCTTAAAAGCTGTAGGGTTTGGGGGAAAGATGGCAGTGAAAGCCACTGCGCCAATCGTGTCTCCTGTCGCCCGTGGTGTGTTAGCAACAGGTAAAGCAATCGGTAAGCCGATAGCAGACTTGGCTCAAGAAGACACTCTTGTTGGTAATGGAGTCAACTCTTTCTTGTCTGTGTTCCGTTCACGCGGGAACATGACACAAGAAATGTTTGAAGAGTCCGCAGCTATTACAGGCAAGGTTGAAGCCGACATTAATCAAGCGGCAACAACGCTTCGTCAGATTGAACAAAGTATGGACAGAGTCCTGAAAGAATCGGAAGAAGTCATGGCTGACGGTTCGCCTCTTGCGCGAAGTGAGTTAAACAACAGGCTGTATGCTTATCTTACAGGAGAGACTGAGCTAACAAGTTTACCAACATATATGCGACAGCCTTCAAAATTGATGCGTAAGCAAGTTGATAAACTTTCCAGAGACATACTTAACTCTGATTATCTAAGTAAAAGTGGGGCGGACAAAGCAGCTTTAGCTATTCAGGAGAACATTGGGTCTTACTTACGTCGTCGATATAAAATATTTGAAGACAAAGCATATACAGCATCAGATGAGTTTATTACCGAACGTGGCAACACAGTTCAGTTTTTCAAAGACAATCCAGAACTTGCAAAAAAGATAGGCGAAGAACTTAACAATATAAGAGACGGCGACATCACGGAATTAGCAACTGGTCTTAGACTAACTGATGAGTACGCACAAAGATTAACCGACGACTATATTAATCAATACTCAGCTTCTGGTAGAAAGCTGCCAAAAGCAGATGACATGCCTTCTCGTGTCGCAAAGAACAAAATAAAAACAGGTTTGTTTGCTACACGACAAGCAGTGCCAGAACAACTGCGCCGTTTGCTTGGTGAAATAAAAGACCCACAGGAAGCGTTTATCAGCACTGTTGCGGACATGGCTGAGTTCCGTGCAGTGGATGATTTTTACAAGTATATAAACAGAGAGCTTATGGACGGCGAAAGCGGCATGTTCATAACAAGAGAAAACTACAATCTTTTGCCTGAATCTCAAAAAGCAGGGTACAGAGAATTAGGAAAAGGTTTTGGGTCTCTTGAGGGAAGCTTTGCTTCAAAAAGAATTCATAATGATTTGACAAGTAGAGTGATTGGCGACACAGGCACTATGGGTAATCTGTCTCGTGCTTTGTATTCTGGGTTTCTTAGAGCCAAGGGTGCCTCTCAAGCCAGTAAAACTATTTACTCTCCGATCACACAGGTTCGCAACGTAACATCTGCTGGTCTGTTTGCAACAATGCAGGGCAATGTTGGAGCAGGTGCAAACCTATTTGACAGCGTTGGATTAGTTTGGAACAACATCAACAAGCGCGTTGATAAGGCGGACTACTTTCAAAAGCTCCAAAGACTTGGGGTCGTTGGCACACAGGCGCAAGTTCGTGAAATTGATCGCTTGATATCTGAAGGTTTGGGTGGGACACGCTCTGCTGAAATTGACGTTCTAGGTCTTCCTAGTTCTGGTAGTTTTGCAGACACCTTCAAACGCGGTAAGATGGGAAGTTTTTTAACAGGAGTAGGTACAAAAGCTAGAAACTTTTATCAGGGCGGTGACGACATTTGGAAAGTCTATAATTTTGAGTTTGAGAAAAACAAAATTTTAAAAGCGTTTGGTTCCGAGGCAGAAGTTCGTGCGGCTTTTGGTAAAAGTTCTGATGAATATGCGGCAGACATAGTAAAGAACACTGTGCCTAACTATGAGCGTGTGCCAGAAATTATTAAAAGTTTGCGTAAACTTCCTGTTGGTAACTTCATTGCTTTTCCTGCTGAGATTATCCGCACCAGTGCTAACACACTCAAGCAGGCTCTTGACGAACTTGCTTTCAAAGCAACTGACGACATGATTCAAAAGTTTGGAAGAGAAAAAGCGGAACAAATAGCGAAAGCTAGAAACGAAATAGGAATGCGGCGTTTGATGGGATCAACAACGACCATGTTTGTTGCTCCCTTAACTATTCAAAAAATGGCGATGGACTTAACAGGCATAGATAACATCGAAGAACAAATGGAAGCGATTCGAGAGACAGCGGCTCCTTGGCAAAAGAACAGTCGATTGATTCCCACTTCTGTAAAAGATGGCAGAGTTACAGGATACATCGACTACAGTTATACAAATCCGTATGATTATCTTCAGCGTCCATTTCTTGCAGTGTTAAACGCGGTTAATCGTGGCGAAGATATGGGCAGTGATACTAGCAAGATTGCCTCTGATGCAATACTGGGTGCTGTAAAAGAAATATTTGACCCGTTTGCCAGCGAATCAATTGTTACAGAACGAATTGTAGACACCACACTTCGTAACGGCAGGACACAAACTGGTGCTAAAGTATACCGTGAGGAAGACACAGTCGGTGACAAAGCAATGAAGAGCTTTTTTCATGTTGCTGATTCGTTTGTTCCGGGGGCTGTGCCCGTCACATTAAAAGGCATGAGGAAAGAAACTCAGGAGCCAGGAATGGAACCCGGTCGCTTTGCTCGGTCTCTGATGTCTGATACCACGGATCCAAATGGCAACGAACGTCGAGTTGCTCAAGAAGTCTTCAGAGCATTTACAGGCATTACCGAAAATGAAGTTAAGCCTGAGAACATCATGATGTATCGTGGGTATGAATACGGTCGCGCATTGCAAAGCACGTCTCAGATATTCAACACCGCTGTAAGCACCCGCAGTCAGCTTGATCCTCAAAATGCCATTGACACATACAGAGCAGCAAACGAAGCACGATTCAGAGTCATGAATGAAATGTTTTACGTCATCGAGAACATGCGTAAACTTGGTATATCAGATTCTGAAATTAGAAGAACACTGAGAAAAAACAAGGTTGCTAACGCTTCAGATTTATTACGCGGCAAGTTTGTACCTTTTGTGCCGTCAAGAGAAATAAAAAAGAAAGTGCGCGAAAACGATAATCGATTACCTAGAGCAGAGCTTAATGCAATTAGACGAGAGTTTCGTCAGCGTAAGCTTGGTGTTCAGCCAGAGGCAGAAACTCAGGAGCTTGAAACTCGGACCTTTGTGCCTAAACCAGTTGCAGCCGCCGCACCTCCTCCTCCAGCGGTGGCGCAGGCGGGAGTCGCTCCTGCCCAAATGGCGGCTCCCGCACCTACTTCACGACCACAGGATGCTGGTGGCATAATGTCTTTTCTAAGCGGCGGTAACCCGATAGACGCAATAAAGAACTTACAGATTTTCCAGAGGACACAACAATGAAGTCAACAACCATAGATCAGCTACGTCAGGAGCTTGCTTCTGATGAAGGCTGTAAATACGAAATATATTTGGACCACTTAAATCTGCCCACGTTTGGCATAGGTCACCTGATTAAAAAGTCTGACCCTGAGTACGGCAAACCTGTCGGCACAGTCATCGAGCAAGAGCGGGTAGACAATGTGTTTAAGTTAGACATCGCTGTCACGCTCGAAGATTGCCACCGTTTATACCCAGACTGGAATGATTTGCCAGAAGAGTGTCAGCTTATTATTGCGAACATGATGTTTAACCTTGGCTATCCGCGCCTGTCAAAATTTAAAGGCATGAAGGCTGGCGTAGACGCAAGAGAGTTTAACTCCGCAGCGGATGAGATGGTCAATTCCAGGTGGTATACGCAAGTCCCAAACCGCGCACGTCGTTTGGTATCACGCATGAGGGCATTGGCAGATGGAGAGTAAGGAACACTGCTCATCTCGTTGCCCACGGTGTCAAGGCAATCTCAAGACAGTTTATGTACACGGACACGAACAATGTGTTACATGTGGTCAGATAATTGATGACTGCTGTCAAGGAGAAGTAGCATGCGAACCAAGAACCCAGTCGCAAGAAGCCTGAAACTACGACGATTCAGGCTCAAAATAGTCAAACCCCGCAAAGGTAAGGGGTCTTATACAAGGAAGGGCAAGTCCCTTCCTTTTTCTATGTGGTTGTTTTTACTGAATAAAAACATAGATTCTCAGGGCCTTCAGCAACGACAGCCGTGTCTAACTACCTTCAGGTGCCTCAGAATTGCAGTCTAGGGGCTGATACCACAGAAAAAACGCATCACAGTTGGGACAAGACAAGTTTGATTCAATATATTGCTTGCCATCCATGTCTTCTTGGTCGTGATCACCACCCCATATCAGGTCATGACCACATGACCAGCACTTAGGTTGCTGAAACATTTCGCTCACACTTCCATCCTTTAATTGTTACGGGTGCATTATGGTCTAACCATATTTTAACGGTGTCTTTTATCATTTCATCGATACGTTCTTCGCATCTTTTTTCTGTAAGATACGGACCTCTGTTGTCTTTTACTTCTAAACATGCGTCAGCTATTATTGTATGACACGCGATTAACATTGCATAAAACATATTTGCCTCACTCTACTTCGCCCCAGTTGTCTACAATTGCAGCATCAACTTCAAAGGGTATGTTTAAGTTGGGGACACAGGTTGTCATTATCTCCGTAATTTTATCTACCTGTTCCTGACTCTCGATGTTAAAACAAAGTTCGTCATGCACCGTTAGCATAGGGAGCAGTCCCTCTGCATAACAATCAACCATCGCTTTTTTTGTCTGATCGGCACTTGATCCTTGGATCAACCTGTTTAGTGCCTTGTATGTAAAGGCACGTTTAATGGCAGCTTTGCCACCATATTCTTTCGCTGCCTTTTCTAAGGGCAGTGCTTTATTATAACCGTATGACTTAGGTTCCCACATGTCAAACCTACACTTGCGGCCCAGCCATGTTCTTATGTGTCCATTGTTCTCAGCCTGCTTCATGGCAAGGTCAGCCATACCTTTTACGAATGGCACCTTGTCATGGTACTGACCCAACAATCCTTTGGCTTCTTCTTCTGTAATGTCCATCACACCAGCCAGCTTGCCACGCCCCATGCCGTACATGATGCCAAGGTTTACAGTCTTTGCCTGCTTACGGCTGATGCCAGCAATGTCCGCCACCATCTGATGAAAGTCAGCGTCACCGTCTTGGTACATCTGCACCACATCATCAATCTGTGGGTGACGATTTGCACCTTTTAGTGTAGAACAATAGTGAGCAAGCCAGCGTGGTTCCTGTGAGGCGTAGTCAAACGACCCCCACTTGCACCCCTCTTCAGGAATAAACAAACCGCGAATCATCGCCTTGATTTCTGGGTCTCTCGCCGGAATTTGCTGGAGGTTGGGGTTGGACGAAGAAAATCGTCCTGTAACTGTGCCCCCTTCATCTGAACGAAGAGGATTAAAATCACAATGAATACGACCATTATGCGAATGTTCAAGTATTGTTTCAATAAATGTTGTGTTGGCTTTGTTAAACTCACGAAGGCGCACAATCTTTTGCGCCAGTGGGTGCTCATGGTTTGCAAGAAATTGTTTTGTAAAGGACGGAGCATCCGTATTTTTTGTCCTCTCATAGGTCAGCCCGACAGCGTCGAACGCCTTTGCTATAGATGTGGCAACCCAAGGCTCAACCCTGACTTGGGTGATATCCTTTATTTCCGTAAGTAAAGCATTCTCACGTTTCTGTAATTCTTTCTGAACCTGCTCTGCTTTGTCAACATCCACCCGTACACCACGGGTCTTCATATCCAAAAGCACAGGCAACAGGCTCGACTCAAGATCAAATATACCAGTGCACTCATCATTAACAAGGTCACCGCGTAACCTATCCCAAAGACGTAAGGTCACCGCCGCGTCCTGTTCCGCATACCGCCCAACAAAGGTGGAGTCTAGTTTCCACATACCACCCTTGGGGTCCACGCCATACATATCAGCCGCAGACCTCAACATCTTTTCGTTCTTCCATTCGCCCAGATATTCACCAGACAAAGAGTTCAAATTATAATATCGTCTATTCTCGTTTAAAAGTGGCGCAGCTATCATCGTATCAATAATCTTGCCTTGCACTTCAATGCCTGCCCAACGCAACCAGCCAAGGTCGTACATACAGTTGTGCATAACCTTTTCTATGTGCGGTGTAGCCAACTGCTTTTTCAACCAGTTGACAACTTTTTTCTCTGGTAGGTTACCGGACTCATGGCGGACAGGAAAGTAGCCAACAAAATCTCCAGCGGCAATGGCATATCCTATGACATACCCATCGTCACGACACCAGCCTGGACCTAGTGTAGTCAGGTTTGGGTCTCTTGTTTCCAAGTCAATAGCTATTCTTTCACAGCTTGTTAGGTCTGGAAAGGTAGACGGTGGTAACCAGCTTTCGCTTTCTGGGTCAAACAAATCAACTTTCATCGTTTATAATCTCCCCGCCTAACGCGGCGTAGCCTATGATATCCACCCATGAATCATCTTTGCTAATGTCTTCTGCCAGACGTGCCAGCTTCAGGCCTACCATACAAGCCACAACTTCTTCAGGACTGATGTCACGTTTTAATATGATACCCCATATCTTTGCTATCCGCTCGTGGTTCATCTTTGCCGGACCATACTCCTTGGCCCTCGGACCGTTGATTAAAGTTTCGGCTGTATCTAGAAAAAATTTTCTATCCTTCATAGTGCAAATCCATATTGTGATTGTGACTCGATTATATGCAGAGCTTTCTTGGCACGAGTCATACCAACATAGAACGTACGAATTTCGCCGTCCTGATCTTCGCTTTCAGCGCAAGCTCTAGATGAATCTAAAAGAAGAGCGACGTTATCCGCCTCGCCACCCTTTGCTTTGTGTATTGTTGATATCTTGATCCTCGGCTTGTCCGTCAGGATCTTCTCCCCCCTCTGTCGGGCAGAGGTAATGTATATTCTCTCCCGCTCTGCCACTTTCAATACTTCGTACCAAGGCTTCTCTTTCAAGTCGCTGATAGAGAAGTTCTCTTTTATGTCGTCGAGAAGGTAAGGAGTTTCGTTGTCGAGGGTGGCTAATTTCTTCCTTCCAGATTTGACCACGATATCCGACTTCAATAACGTGGATAATGTTTTCAGTTCCGTCGCTGTAGCTGTTAAACCTTTGCATAATTTAAGCCATACCTCTATTCCAGTTAGTACATTGGGTGAGATGGACCAACCAGAACCCTCGCGCCAGAACAGGTAACCCTGCTCCTTGAGGTCTGCTGCAATCTTGTTTGCGATGTAATTTGTTCGAGCAAGGATCAGCCACTCGCCGCCGTTTAGATTGAGGTCCATGATATCGTGATGCCAGACAACTTGCCCAGCCTCACTTACAGGGGACCATACTTTTGGCTGACGCACAACCACTCGATTTATTAGAGAATCCGCAATGTTATAGATGTTTCGCGGAAGACGATATGACTTATCTAACACCGTCTTATGGTCTGATGCATTAAGAAAATCTCGCACGTCTACACCCATCCAAGAATAGATACACTGGTCATCGTCACCTGCAAAATAGATGCGCTTTGCCCGTGGCTTCAACACCTCATGAACCATGCGCCACTGTAACGGGGCCAAGTCTTGTGCCTCATCGACTATCAGGACCTCCAACCTCGGTCCTTCACCCTGTGCTATGAAGCGTTCAATCATGTCTACAAAGTCAAGCTTACCCGTGTCGCGCTTATAATCGCGGAGCACCTGCTCTGCAACTTTCACCTGTTGATAGTGTAAGCGTCTATTGTTGGTGTCGCTAAACTGTTGTTCGAGACTGACTCCACGCACCCTAGCTAACTGGATCATGGACAGATAAGCATCCCCACCCTTGCCCGGAGAAAAGAGTTGCCCATCTGCCATGCTTAGAGAAGAGTTGGAGGAAAACTCTAAGCCCAGTATGTTGCCAAGTTGCGTGAAGTCAGAACCCTTCAACACCCGCTGACTGTTAAGTCCCAGATACTGAAAAGCCATTGAGTGTAGGGTACGAAACCAAACCATCTGATCAGGGTTCATACTCAAAGCAGATGCCGCACGAGTCCGCGCTTCATCCGCCGCCTTACGGCTGAAGGACACGAACGCTATGTCCTCCGGCCTTGTACCATCTTCAAGTTCCTGCTTGACGATAGATATAAGCTTGGTTGTTTTGCCTGTGCCTGGTGG